CCCACACACATACAGTTCCTCATTTCGCAATATGGCGTGGCAAACGTGGCCTGGTTCATCCGCCTGATGAAACGTGGCACCCCGCCCGAGCAACTGGCCAACTATTGCGTGCCGAATGCGCAGGACAGCCGCCGGGATGGCGTGTTCCGGGCGCTGCAATACGCAGCCACGGTGCCCAACTCGATGCTGCCTCCGGAAATCCTGAACGCCTTGAAGCCATGACACAGCGGGCCTACGCCGAGCACGCCGGCATCACGCACGGCTACGTCAACTACCTGGTCAAAAAGGGAATGCCGATGGACTCGGCCGAGGCTGCTGATGCATGGCGCCAGAAGAACATCAGGCGCCGGTCAGACTTCACCAAGGACACACCGCCTACGCTAGACACCACCGCCATCGAACAGGAAGGCCCCTACAGGCCCGCGGAAGCCTCGACACCTATCGACACAGCCGCCGCCGCTACCGACTCGCCAGAAGGCGCCTACGAGCGGCAGAGGCAAATCGAGCGTGCAGCCTACGACCTGGCCGTCGAGGCCCTCCGCGGAGGCCGGGCAGACGCCGGGCGCCTGGTGGCCATCCATGCCGCGGCAGCCAAGAACCTGACAAGCGCCCGGGACGAGGTGACCGCCCAGGCCGAGAAGGAGAGGCGCCTTGTTTCAGGCGACTGGGTGAAACGGGTGATGCAGGAGCACGACGGTGCGGTGGCCTCGCTGCTGAAGGCGATGCCTAAGCAGCTTTCCGGGCGCATCGCACCGCACGACCCGGAGCACGCCGAACGTGAGCTGAACCGATGGGTGCAGGAGGTGGCGCTCAAGACCCTTCATCAGACCGATCCATGGAAATCCTGACCGACCTGCAGCGCAGCCTTCTGGACTACCGCCGCAACCTGTACCGGCCTACACCTCAGCAGACCGTGGTCGAATGGTCCGAGGCCAACCTCCGGCTTACCCAACGGCAGACCGAGCACCCCGGGCCATTCTCCACCTCGGTGCGCCCGTACACCCGGGAGCCCATGGAAGCCTGGAAAGACCCGTCGGTCTCCGAAGTGACGCTGTGCTGGGGAAGCCAGACATCCAAGACCACCACCCTGATGGCCGGCCTGGCCTGGCTCATCGCCAACGAGCCGAGCCCGGCTCTGTGGCTGATGCCGTCGGAGAACCTCGCCAGATCGTTCTCGAAGAGCCGCTGGCTGCCAATGCTTGAGGACAGCCCGGCCATGCTCGAGTGTTTCCCGGCCGAGGCCGACAAGATCACCAACCTCGAGCAGAACTTCACCAGGTCGACGCTCACCTTTGTAGGGTCCAACAGCCCGGCCAACCTGGCATCCCGACCAGTCCGGGTGTTGATCGCCGACGAGGTCGACAAGTTCGCCGAGGCTACAAGCAAAGAGGCCGACGCACTCGACCTGGCAGAGCAGCGCCTCAAGAGCTTCAGCAGCTCCAAGGCCTTTATGACTTCGACGCCAACCGTGGTCGAAGGCCGGATCTGGCAGCGCTTCCTCCGCGGCGACCAGCGCCGGTTTTACCTACCATGCCCCCATTGCCGGGAGCACATCAAGCTGCTGTGGTCTCAGGTCACCTGGGACGACGCCCGCACCGAGGACGGCAAGCCAGACCTGGCCAAGGTCAGGGCCTCGGCACACTACGTCTGCCAGCTATGCCTCGGCCACATCACCGACGCCCACAAGGTGGCAGCCCTCCGGCATGGCCAATGGCGCCCGGAAAATCCCAACGCCATGCCAGGCGTGCGATCCTACCACCTGTCGAGTCTCTACAGCCCCGACCGCAAATGCACCTGGGGACACCTGGCTGTCGCTTGCCTCGAGGCGAAAGCCTCGATGGCAGGCCGTCAGGGCTTCATCAACGGCAACCTGGCCGAGCCATGGGAGCAGCAGGACATCCAGCAGGAACGGCCCGAGACATCGGCCTCGGTCTCCATCGACGGCGGCCGCCGATACCTGACGGCAGACGTCCAGGCTGTGGCTCCGTTCCTCTGGTGGGTCTGCCGGGAATGGAAGGACGGCAACAGCACGCTGGTGGCAGCCGGCCATGCCGATGACTTCGCAGCCCTCCGGCGGGTGCAGGTGGCGCTTGAGGTGCACGACATGGATGTCGGCATTGACTCCGGATTCAACACGCAGACGGTGTACGACGCCTGCGCCTCATTTTCGACGGTCACCTCGAATCCGATCACGTTCCCGTGCGGCCTGCGCTATCCGCCCGACGGTGGCCTCCGGAAGCCGATGGTGATCGGGTGGATGCCGCTAAAAGGCCGAGAGACAGGCGCACGGTTCACCGCCCCATCCGGAACGGTGCATCCGTTCGGCCTGTCGACATCCAGCTCGATGCGCACCGACGTGGTGCAGCCGCTCCTGGTATTCGACACCGAGCACCTGCGCGATATGCTTTCCAGGCTCAGGAAAGGCGACATCGACCGCGAATGGGGCGTGCACCAGGACCCGCCGAAGGTCGAGGTCGAAGGCGCCTATCTGGCCGAGCCTGATCTCTATTGGCGCCACCTCGACTCTCACGTCCTACGGCCGCAGGCAAACCGTGCTGGTCGCATCAAACACGTCTGGGTGAAGCGCAACCAAAAGTGGCCCGACCATCTGCACGACTGCGAAATCATGCAGCTCGCCATGGTCATGCTGTGGAACGACCTGTCACCGTCCAGCGATGGCTAGTTTTTACTAATCCATTGAAGCCGACCCGACTTTGAAGAATATCCGCCCGGCGTGTTCACTTACACCGTAGCCATCAAGCGATCCTATCTCCGGGCCGTTTACTCGGCCCTGGGTGGCTCGACGCTGCTGGCTGCTTTGGCTGCCAAGAGCATCGCGTCATCGAGCGTCATCGAGTCCGGCCAGGTTGTCCGGTCGACGTCTTCATCGGATGTTTCGGTCGAGTTCGCCGAGCCCGGCAAAGGCGCCCCGACGCCTTCCGAGATGGTCGAGATGTGGGAAAGCCTGATCTCCGACTATGAGCTGGCGGTCTATTTCCTGAACCAGGACGGCATCGCCAGCCCGACCGATGCTCAGATCTACGCCAAGATGATGGCTGTGGTTCTTGTGGCTGCCACGTCTTACGGCGGCGACTTCTCCAACTTTAGACGCGAAGGCACCATTCGCACCGGGATGACCTGATGGGACTATTCAACAACATCCTGGCCAAGTTCCGGTCGGCGCCTGTCGACCGTTACGAGGGAGCGACCAACAGCATCCGCCGGTCGTTCCTGGATACGTCCTACACCTCGGTGAGGTTCGACGTCACCAGCAGCACCCGGCAACAGATCGTCCGAAAGTCTCGATTCTTCGAGCAGAACAATGCGGTGATGAACCGCCTTGGTGATCTCTTCGAGAACTACACGGTCGGCAGCAACTTCTCGGTGCAGCCGGCCAGCTCTAATCCCGACTGGAATCTCCGAGCCAAGAAGTGGTGGGATCTCTGGTGCCGTTTCCCCGATATCGGATCCAGGCAATCGTTCGGCACGCTGATGTCGCTGGCTGCCCGCGGCTGGTTCTACGACGGCGAGTCTTTCATCCTGCTGACCCGCGGCGATTCCGGGCGCCCTCGGCTGCAGCTCATCGAGCCGCAGCAGGTGGCCACCCCAACCGGCCAGGAGAATCAGCCCGACATCTTCGACGGCGTCCGGTTTGATCAACGCACAGGCCGGGCCTTGTCCTATTTCATCGGCCAGGAGCAGCAGCAGGGACAACTGACCGACATCCGTTCCATTTCTTCGGATTCGATCATCCACATCTTCGAGTCCCAGCGGGCCGGACAGCTCCGCGGCCTGCCGTTTGTGGCGTGTGTCATCAACGATCTGCATGACCTGGACGACCTGCAGCGCCTGGAGATGGAGTCCTGCAAGCTGGCATCCAGCGTTGCCCAGGTGATCAAGACGGCTTCCGGTGAGGTGCAGGCCACCAGCCTACGCTCCGGTGTGGCCGGCAGCCAGGGCACCGCCCAGACCTACTACGAGAACATCTTCGGAAGCACCGTGAAGGTGCTGAAGTCCGGCGACGAGTTCGAGCAGTTCCAGGCCGACCGCCCCAACGTCAACATGAGGGAATACTGGCGCAGCCTGACCGAGAAGGTCTGTGCAGGCGTCGGCATCCCGTATGTCCTGGTTTTCCCCGAGGGAATGCAGGGCACCGTTTACCGCGGCGCCTTGGATATGTCGTCGGTGTGGTTCCGGAGCCGCCACCAGGTGATGGCCTCGGCCGCCCGCCGGATCTGGGAATATGTGATGGAATATGCCATCCGGGTCGACCCGACCCTGCAGGATTCCCCGGATGACTGGTACGAAGTGGCGATCCAGGCCCCCCGGGCTCCAAATGTCGACGTCGGCAGAAACTCCGCGGCCCAGCTCGCCGAGCTGGAGGCCGGAATCACCACCTACGACGAGATCTACGGCGCCCGCGGCATCGACTGGCGGTCGGCGCTCGAAGCGAAGGCCCAGCAGGCCAAGCACATCCGGGACCTGGCGATTAAATACGGCGTCGACATCTCGGAGATCTCGACAGCCCAAAAGCTGCCGATTGCCCCGGAGCCTGCGCTGCCGGTGGTCGAGGATACGCCATCCGGCGAGCCATTGCCCGAGCCTATTCCTGCAGAACAGCCTGGGCAGGTTATTGCCAAGGCGCCAACCAAGCGCAAACTGAAGGCGAAGAAGAACAATGACTAAGGTCACAAACTGGCTGTCCTACACCCCGCGGGCCTCGGCCAATGAGCCGGCCGTGCTCCAGATCTTCGACCAGATCGGCGAGGACTGGTTCGGAGGCAGCGGCGTTTCTGCGAAGGCCTTCTCCGATGCGCTGCAGTCGGTCGGTCAAGGCCCGCTGGTGGTCGAGATCAACAGCCCCGGTGGCAACGTCTGGGATGGTTTCGCCATCTACAATATGCTCCGAGGCCGGCAGGCGCCCGTCACCACCCGGGTGGTCGGCATCGCTGCTTCCATTGCCTCGATCATCGCCCTGGCCGGTGATACCATAGAGATCGCCGACGCGGCGCTCTTCATGATTCACGACCCTTCCGGGATGGTCGCCGGCAGCTCCGACGATATGCGGAAGATGGCCGACGCCTTGGATCAACACGGCGAGGTTCTGGCCTCCATCTACGCCAAGAACACCGGCAAGCCTGTCGACCAGATCAAGGCGCTGATGAAGGCCGAGACCTGGTTCACCGCCGAGGAGGCGATCAATTTCGGCCTGGCCGACCGTACCACCGAGATGCAGATGGCCATCGCGGCCTGCTGGCATCCGCGGGCGGTCTCCAGAACGGCTCCTCCGACCGTTCGCCGGAACCTCGAGCGAGGCATCCAGCAATACGAGGAGGGTCTGGGCGGCGATGGTCTCGAGGAGGCCACGGTCATCGAGGCCCGTAACATGGCCAAGGGCGAAGAGCCCAGCGTCGAGAAGATCAAGAAGGCTGTGGCCTGGTGGGCTCGCAACGAGCGATTCCTCGAGGCTGAAGCAAACACCCCGGCCGACGTGGCTGCCAACCTCTGGGGCGGCGCCGCTGGCCGTGACTGGTTCATCGCCCTGGCGACTCAAATCGACCAGGAGCAGGAGCTCTCCGAGCCCGAAGACAAGATTTCGACCGACAGCACTCCCGCTGCCGGCGATGGCGCGACAAACGCGCCGACATCACAGACACCACAAACTGATATGAGTGATACCAACACCGTGGTGGCGGCCGCCCCTAACGCGCCGACCGCCGCCCTCGACATCGAGTCCATCGTTGCCAAGGCCGTCGCCGCTGCCATCAGCGCCAAGGCCCCCACCGCCGCCCCTGCTCCGGAGCCCGTCGCCCCGGTTCGCATCGAGAACCTCGGCAACCCGCTGCTCGAGGCCCACAAGAAGATGCAGGCCGGTGCCAAGCGCCGCGACTTCCTGATCCAGAACCACAGCGAGCTGCTCCGCCAGTCGGCGCTGCACGCCCCGCAGAATGCGAACACCTTCGCCTCTGGTCTGGTTGTTGATTACCTCGCCGACGCCGTGATCACCGTGGCGGCCACCCGCCTGGCCTTGGTCAGCGCCTTCAGCCGCAACGTCGGCCTGGACAACCTCCGCCCCCGCGCCACGGTCCAGGTGAAGAAGTTTACCACGGGCACCGCGGCTCAGACCAACCCGTCGAGCTGGGAGACCAACAACGACAGCACGCTGGCCGCCACCTCGGTGACGGTGAACCAGATCTCGAAGAACTTCACCGTGACCCAGCAGGAGCTGAACCAGGGCTTCGCCCTGGCCGACCTGGCTGCTGGTTCGGCTGATCTCTTTGCCTACGGCATCAGCGACGTCCTGACCGCGCTGATGGTCTCCGGCAACTACGGCGCCGCCACTGCTATCGGCACGGCTGCGAACTTCGACACCAGCGACCTCCCGGCGATCCTCGCCCTGGCGAAGAACTACCGCTCGAAGAACCTGATCCTCGACGGTGGCCACCTGGCCCGCCTGCAGTTCTCCGCGGCTGCCAACACATTCCCGGATGGCCGCTACGAGGCGCTGAACAACGGCCGGTTCGGCTTCGACGTGATCGCCGAGAACAATCGCTGGACCTCTGCCGAGACCAACGCCGTTGGTTTCGTTTGCGGCCCTGACGCCATCGCCATCGCCGCCGGCCTCCCGGTCGGCATGATCCCGGGCGAGTTCATCGAGCAGCGCACGGTCACCACCAACAACGGCCTTAGCTGCCTGTTGTCGGTGTGGTACAGCCGGGCGAGCCGCAGCCACATGGCGTCCTACGACATCATGTTCGGAGCCGCTGCCGCGGACACCACGCAGGCCGAGGTTCTGGTCACCGCCTAATAGGCTGAACCATGAGAATCGCCACAACCATCTCGGTGGACCGCAACGGCAAGGCAAAGATTGTCGCCGGTCCCGAGGTCGATGCGTCTCTCCAACGCACCGACTTCAACACCGCGAACGTCCCAGAGGGAGGCAAGCTCATCCTGTGGATACAGGGAGCCCTGGCACCGAAGATCAGAAAAGGTTAACCGTTCAAATTGGGGGGCTGCTGGGAAATCTCGGCGGCCCCCCTCTAAACCAGATTCAAAATGGCCGTTCAAGCTGACATCTCGATGGAATACAGCATGGGGCGACAGGGGTTCTTCCCTGTGACGACTACCGCTGCTCAGACCGGAAACTTCTCGGCCGTGATTCCGACCGAGCCGACCGTCTTCACATCGATCACCGGCACCGGGATCTCTGGAACCTGGACTGGCATCACACTGCCTGCGGGTTTTCCGTTGTGCGGTGACATTACCGGATTCCAACTGGCTTCTGGAAAGGCCGTTGCCTTTCTGGCCCGCTCCGCCTAATCCATGAGACTCGGCATAGGCATCGGAACCAATCGGCCACCCAGCGGAGAAGCTGGAGGGTACGATCTGCCGATCCTGCGCCGTGATATGCTCCAGGAGGACGAGTTCTACGTTATCCAGGAGGATGCCACCGGGAAGATTGTCTTCTCGTTTGGAACATACGACCGCATCGCTCTGGAAGATGGCACCGACCTGCTTTTACAAGAAAACAACGACAAGTTAATAATCACCGTTTACTGACCTATGGCAGACTCAAAAATCACAGCCTTAACGGCTATCTCCACTGTCGATCCGGCGGCCGACCCGCTGGTGATCGTTGACGTCTCCGATACGTCAATGGCCGCCAGCGGCACGACCAAGAAGTCGACCATCAACCAACTTCTCGGCGCAGGCGGCACCGCCACGCTCGCCTCC